GAAATGAAAGAGCTCCATGATGATATGATAAAGATTGAATAATCTCTTCCTTACTATATAATAATTCTTATAAATATACCAGAAAAGGTAAACAATTATGGCAGAACCAGCAACAAGAGAAAATTTAAAACAGTATGCTTTGAGGGCATTAGGTAAGCCTGTTATAGAAATAAACGCTGATGACGACCAGCTGGAAGACAGACTGGACGAGGCATTGCAATACTTTGCTCAATATCACTATGATGGTATTCAAAGAACATACTTAAAATACAAATATACAGCTGCTGATAAGGCACGAATGACAGTTGATACGGATGAGTCTGTTACTAGAAATTCAGTTACTACAGCTTGGAAAGAAGGAAATAACTTTCTAGTTGTTCCTGATACTATTATATCAGTTATTAATATTTTTCCATTCTCAAATAAGTCTAATATGAATTTGTTTGATGTAAGATACCAATTAAGATTGAATGACCTATATGATTTTTCTTCAACAAGTGTTATTAACTATGATGTTGTTTTAAGACATTTAGATTTTTTAGACCATATTTTAGTAGGTGAAAAACCATTAAGATTTAATCAACTTTCAAACAAGATTTGGGTTGATATGGATTGGAAAAATGATATAGCGGTTGATGAATATTTGGTTTTTGAGTGTTATAGAAAATTAGACCCAACAATTTATACAGATGTTTTCAATGACATATTTCTAAAAAGATATGTAACAGCGTTATTTAAAAAACAATGGGGAGCTAATCTATCAAAATTTGATGGTGTAGCAATGATTGGCGGAGTTACTTTAAATGGTAGACAGATTTATTCTGAAGCTTTACAAGATATAGAAAAATTAGAAACTGAAATTAGAAGCACATTTGAGTTAAATCCAGCAATGATGATTGGATAGAACAACATGGCAGTTAACCACTATTTTCAAGGCGGTAAAGGAATTGGTAACGCCGCTGAAAAGAGATTACACGAAGATGTTATAATAGAGAGTCTAAAGATTTTTGGACAGGATATCTATTATCTTCCTCGTACTCTTGTAAATAGAGATTTGGTAATGGGAGAGGATACCTCTTCCAGATTTGATGATTCATATTTACTTGAAATGTATTTTGAAACCAATGAAGGTTTTGCAGGTGAAAATGAAATCATTAATAAATTTGGTTTAGAAATTAGAGATGACACAACTCTAATTGTATCTAAAAGAAGATTTGAGGAACATGTTGCTAGTAAAGCAACACTAACTGCTATTGGTAGACCTAATGAGGGGGACATTGTTTATGTACCTTTGTTAAAAGGTTACTTTGAAATTAAGTTTGTAGAAGACCAGGAGCCATTCTATCAATTAGGAAACTTACCAGTTTATAAATTAAAAGTATCTCGTTGGGAGTATGCTAGTGAACAAATTAATACTGGTATAAATGTTCTTGACTCTGTAGAAGACAAACACACTTTAGATACTTACGCTTACAGATTCCAATTAGAATATGGTCAAGAAGCTTTGACAGGTCGTGGTTCAGTTGAGTTAGAAAATTACCACGATTTTTCAACTGGTCAACCAGCATTTTTAATGAATGAGGATTATGTGGAGGCAAATATACAAACACAATCTCCATACGCAAGTAATTTAGATTTAAATACTGAAGCAGGTTATGATACTGTATCAACAGATGATGATATACTTGACTTTACTGAAAGAAATCCATTTGGGGAGGTTGACGAATAATGTTTGGAACTCATTTTTATAACGAAGGATTACGAAAGTTAACCATTGCTTTTGGTCAACTATTTAACAATATAGTTATTCAAAATACTAGTAGCACAGGTGCTGTCACTAGAAGAGTAAAGGTGCCATTAGCATATGCACCTAAAGAAAAGTTTTTAGTTAGAATAGACCAACAAGCTAACTTACAAGATGATAGAGCGGTTGCAGTAACTTTACCTAGGCTGGGTTTTGAAATTACAGGTTTGTCTTACGACCCTAGTAGAAAAATTAATAAAATGCAAAAGACTATTAGAGTGAAGTCTGGTGAAGATGGTAAGAAAATGCAGTTTAATTATGCACCAGTACCTTATAATATTAATTTTAGTTTGTATTCTTTCACAGCAACTGCTGAAAATGGTCTACAAATTATAGAACAAATTTTACCTTTCTTTCAACCAGAATATACAGTTACAATGAATGTTGTACCTGAATTAAGTTTGGTGAGAGATATACCTATTATTATGAATGGTATTCAATATGAGGATACCTATACAGGTGATTTTTCAAGAAGAAGAGCAGTAATTTATACATTAAACTTTACGGCAAAAACTTACTTGTATGGTCCAATGAGTAATCAAGGTGTAATTAAAACTGTACAAGCAGACCTTGGTACTGATACAGAATCACCTTTAACAAGAGAAGAGAGAATAGTAATTGTTCCAGACCCTACAACGGCTGACGCTGATGATGATTTTGGATTTACAACAACAATCTCTTTCCATAGTGATAGTAAACGATATAATCCGGTAACAGATACAGATGAGTAAACTAGAAGAAAATGTTAATGAAATTTTAGGTATAGAAACAGAGAAAAAGGAAGTACAAGTTTCTGATTTTGAACAACCTAATTCTTTGGAAGTAGTAAAAACTACTCCAGTACCTAGAACGATTGAAGAGAAGAAACATGATATTGACCACGATTATGATTATAGTAGAGATAGTTATTATAATTTAATTGATAAAGGTAATGAGGCAATACAAGGTATATTAGATATTGCAAAAGAAGGCCAACACCCTAGAGCATATGAAGTTGCAGGCCAATTGATAACTTCGGTAGGTCAAACGGTAGACAAACTACAAGACTTACAAAAGAAATTAAAAGATTTAAAAGAGTTACCTAACAAAACAACAGCGTCAATTAAAAATGCATTGTTTGTTGGTTCAACTGCCGAATTACAGAAAATGTTAAACAGGAAAAGTGAAGATGAAATTATTGAAAGCGAAGCAGTCAATACCGAAAAAGATAAACCTGGAAATAAGTAAAATCCATTTTATCAAATCTATGACACCTTTGCCAGAGTTACTAGAGGGCAAAGAGTTGCAAAACCCTATTGAAGTTAGAAAACATACGGTATCCGAGGTACCTAGAAAGGGTGCTAATGGTACTACATATAAAGAAAAAGAATATTCTGTTTTTAGAGGTAGTCAGAGGGTGCAGGCTGCTTTAAAATTAGGATATACACATATAGAGGGAATTGTTATCAATGAGTAATGTTGGGAAAACAGAAGCTTATTTAGGGAATCCAAATTTAAAAAAGGTTAATATACCTGTTGAGTTTACTAAAGAGCAAATAATAGAGTTTCAAAAGTGTGAGTCTGACCCCTTATACTTCATGGAAAACTATATTCAAATTGTTTCCCTTGATAAAGGTCTTGTACCTTTTAAGTTGTATGAGTTTCAAAAACATATTGTAAGGACAATGCATGATAACAGGTTTACAATATGCAAATTGCCTAGACAATCAGGTAAATCAACAACGGTGGTTTCTTATCTATTGCATTATGCATTATTTAATCCTAATTCAAATGTTGCCATACTTGCTAATAAATCCTCAACTGCTAGAGATATATTGGGAAGAGTACAATTAGCTTATGAGAATTTACCAAAATGGTTACAACAAGGTGTAATCAATTGGAACAAAGGTAATATTGAATTAGAAAATAAATCGGTAATTGTGGCAGCTGCTACATCAGCAAGTGCAATCCGAGGTGGTTCTTATAATATTATTTTCCTTGATGAGTATGCTTTCGTACCACCTAATATTGCCGAAATGTTTTTTAGTTCCGTTTATCCTACCATATCTGCTGGTACACAAACAAAGATGATTATTGTATCTACACCTTATGGTATGAATCAATTTTACAAATTGTGGGTAGACGCAGAGAATGGCCGTAATGATTATGTACCAATTGAAGTGCATTGGTCAGAGGTGCCAGGTAGAGATGAGAAATGGAAAGAAGATACTATAAGAAATACCTCACCTGAACAATTTTCACAAGAGTTTGAGTGTGAGTTTTTAGGTAGTGTTAATACTTTAATATCACCAGCAAAAATAAAAGGTATGGCATTTCATAGTCCTAAAATTTCAAGTGGTGGTGTAGATGTTTTTGAAGAACCTATAAAAGACCATACTTATACTTGTACTGTTGATGTGGCTAGAGGTGTACAGAAAGATTATTCTGCTTTTATAATTATGGATGTAACTAAATTTCCTTTCAATATTGTTGCAAAATTTAGAAGTAATGAAATTAAACCTTTGTTATTTCCTCATACAATTGACAGAGTATGTAAAGCATACAATCATGCCAATGTGTTAGTTGAAGTAAATGATATAGGTCAACAAGTAGCAGAAGCTTTGCAGTTTGAATTGGAGTATGATAATCTATTGATGACGACTCAACGAGGTAGAGCAGGACAAATTTTAGGTGCAGGATTTAGTGGAAGAGGTTCTGGTTTTGGTGTAAAAATGACCAAACAGATTAAGAAAATAGGGTGTTCAAATATTAAATCACTTATAGAAGGCGATAAAATCTTAATTAATGATTTCAATATCATTGAGGAGATGTCAACTTTTATTAGAAGAGGTCAAAGTTGGCAGGCTGAAGAAGGTTGTACAGACGATTTAATGATGTGTTTGGTTATATTTGGTTGGTTATCTAATCAACCCTTTTTCAAAGAGATGACTGATACAAATGCTAGAGCAATGTTATATGATGAACAACAACATCAAATTGAACAAGATATGGCACCTTTTGGATTTGTGGATGATGGTCTTCCAGACCACGAAAAAGTAGAAGTTGACGAATATGGTACGGTATGGCATCCGGTAGTGAGAAAAGGTGAATAATACTTGTAAATTGCGTATATTATAAATATCATTAGGTTGAAATTTGAATATGGGCGTATGAATAATACGAGTTTTGAATATTTTAAAATTAAACAAGTTAAGTAATTAGCTAATTAAGATAATTAAGAGGAGATAACCTAATGGCATTTCAAGTATCACCAGGTGTTCTCGTACAGGAAAAAGACTTAACTAGAATTATACCGGCCGTTTCTACATCTATAGGTGCTGTTGCATTCCAAGCAACACAAGGACCTTTAGACGAAGTGACTAGTATTTCTAGCGAACAGGAATTAGTAAGCAAGTTTGGTAAACCTAACTCAACAACATTTGAGGGCTGGTTCACGGCAGCAAACTTTTTACAATATTCCAATTCATTAAGGGTTGTCCGAGTACAGAATTCATCTGTATCAAATGCTACTGAATCAGGTAGTACATTTGTAATAAAAAATACTACTGATTACCAAGACAATTACGCAGACGGTTCTGCTTCTGTTGGTTTGTGGGCGGCTAGAACAGCTGGAGCTTACGGTAACAATCTACAGATTGAATCGTGTCCATCTGCTACTGCTTATGAAGAAACTTCTAAAACAACTGTCGCTGACGCAAGTACGACTGTCGGAGATACCGTTGTTTCAGTTACTTCAGCTACAGGCATAAGCGCAGGCGATATTGTTAATTTTGGTGACCAGTATGAATACAGAGTTGTTAGTATAGCAACTAATGACTTATCAATAGTTAGAAAAGACGAACCACAATACTTCGGAACTTCTGATTCTTCAGGTTTACATGCAACCATCACAAACGGTGCTGCTGTAAGACGAAGATGGAGATATTACGATTTATTTAATAAAGCACCAGGAACATCACCATATGCTCAAGCAAGAGGCGGTGTTAATGATGAACTTCATATAGTTGTAGTTGACGAAGATGGTGGTATAGGGCAAGTTAAAGGTGAGGTGCTAGAAATATTTAGCGCAGTATCTAAAGGCTCAGACTCTAAAACTACTCAAGGCGGTACAAACTATTATCCAGATGTAATTAAGAATCAATCAAATTACATTTTTTGGATGGACCACAATGCTTCAGGTTCAAACTGGGGTAATGCAGTAGCAAGCACAACTTATACTGCTGTATCAACTGTAAGTGCAGTTTCACTTATAAACGGTTCTGATGGAACGGCTTCAACAACAGCACAAAAACTAACTGCTTATCAAAAATTTGCAGATGGCGATACAGTTGATGTTGGACTA